CACCGAGAGCGCCGTTATGGATATGGCGACCCGTCTCGGCTCTGCCGGCTCGCAGATCGGGCTGTCGGAGGCGCAGATTCTGGGCTTTGCCACAGCGCTGTCCTCGGTCGGGCTGGAAGCCCAGGCGGGCGGTACGGCTTTTTCGAAGGCTATGATAGAAATGCAGGTCGCCGTGGAAACCGGTGGCGACAGTCTGGACGATTTCGCCCGCGTGTCAGGGTTGACCAGGAACGCCTTCAAGGCACTCTGGGAAAGCGATCCGGCCGGCGCGATTCAGCAGTTCATTATTGGGCTCTCCAAAATGGACGAGGAGGGTGTTTCCTCTATCGTCACCTTGCAGGAGATGGGTTTCACGGAGGTACGCCTGCGGGATACCCTGATGCGCGCCACCAACGCCACCGAACTGTTCAGCCAAACGCAGGAGACCGCCAACGCCGCATGGGAAGAAAACACCGCGCTGGCGGAAGAGGCGAACAAGCGCTACGCCACCACGAAAAGCCGGCTGACGAACCTCAAAAACACGGCGCTGCTGTTCGCCCAGCAGATCGGCGACGATCTGAACCCGACCATCCAGAGCCTGATCGACCGCGCTAACGAGCTGCTGGCGTCCTTCCTGGCGATGGACGAGAGCCAGCGGATGGCGATCATCAAGTTCGCTGCAGTCGCCGCGGCAGCCGGTCCCGCACTGCTGGTCATCGGGAAGACAACCAGCGCCGTGGGGAAAGCCTCTGCCGCGATCGGCAAGTTTGCCACCGGTATGGGGAAATTCTCGGCCAAGGTCAAGCTGGCGGGAGGCGGCGTTTCCGGATTTGTCAAAACCGTGGGCTCCTCCAAGCTGGCGGTAGCAGCGCTCTCCGCCGCGCTGATATACGGCGCGTACAAGCTCTACGATTACGCGTCCGGAGCCAAGGCAATCCGTGAGGCTCTCGAGGGCATGAACCAAACGGCCAGCGCATGGAAGAACACCGCCGCGGATACCTTCTATTCCAAAGGCGGTCTGAGCGCCTTCGGAATGTCGGAAGCTGATTTCACCCGCAATACGCAGACCGCGCAGGAATGGAAAGACGGCTTATTGGCTGTCTGGTCGGACGGGAAAAAGGAAACGGACGAAATCGTATCCGACTGGACGGAATCTTTCAAAACGCTGACGTCCTCGACCCGTGAAGAGCTGCAGTCCATGAAGGATACGGCGGATACCTCTGGTTATACAGCCATTTCCAGCCAGATTTCGGGCGATATCGCGCAGCTGGACGCGATGGACGCGGAAGTGGAGAACCTGCTCAAAAAGCGGCAGTCAAAATACTTCACGGAAAAGGACGAAAAACGGCTTCAGCAGCTGGTGGACGAGCGGGAAGCGATCGAGGTAAAGTATCATCTCACGCCGGCGGACACCGACGGGTTTGAAGCCATCCGACAAAAACTACAGGCTGAGATTGCCCGCGCGCAGGCGCAGGGGCAGGCTGATGCGGACGCTTCCGTATACGAAAGCGCGATGGTCGCCGCGGCTGAGGGCATGGCGGCGGTCAATACCCAGCTGGATGCGCAGTACGACAAGGAATACGCGCTCATTCAGCTCATGCAGGACAGCAGCGAGCAGCAGCAAGCGCTGGACGCGCTCAACGCTAAGTACAATACCGACCGTATAGCTGCCGCTGAGCAATACGCCCAGACGCTAGCGGGAATCGTCATGCCGGTCTGGGACCAGGAGGATATTCAACAGGCAGGGACCGATATCGATACCCTCTATACCAAGCTCCGGGAATACAGCATCGCAACTGCGAATAATGATACCCTCGGAATGGGCAAGGCGCTGGAGGACATGAACAGCCTGACCGCCGATATGGACGAGGGCAGCCTGACGGATTACCTCGGAGTGCTGACACAGATCCAGTCCCTGCTGGACAACGGGTTAAGCGAGGATGATATAAACACACTGTTTCCTGAGCTTGATGTTTCCGGGCAGATGGAGCAGATCTCGAGCCTGACGCAGTTCATCCAGGATCACAAGGATACGCTCTCGGGGCTGAATACGATGTTTTCGGACGCTGTGCCCGATGAGGTGCTGCAAATCGCTACCGATCTGGACATGACAGGTGCGCAGGCGCGGTGGGACGCGTTTGCAGCGAACCCCGGTGCGATCACTGCGGACGCGGTCATCAACAGCAGCATTGCGTTGGTCGGATATGACCTGACAGCCTACAACGAATTTGTGCAGAACAACCCGGTCACCGTGACCGGTGTGGTGCGGATCGGAGAGGCTTTTAACAATCCCTCCGATGTGCTGAACGATCCGGACGCTACCTTTTGGGAGAACGGCGTGGAGATCCCTGTAAGCCTCGTGCCCGCGGAAAAGATCGATGCCGATACCCTGATCGCCTATGATGACGACGGCACGCTCCATGTTCTGATCACCCCGGAAATACAGGGAACAGCGGAATCTGTACAGCAAGCCGCCCAAGGATTGTCCAAGGACTATGTGACCACATCTGTGTTTGGAAACAGTTCTCAAAATGACTGGGGTTTTCTCAACGGTATCCTTGGTGGGAACCTGCTGGACTGGATGGGCAGCTTCAATACGGAGCTGGAAGCCTTTCAAAAGAACAAAGGCACCTGGGTTACCTTATGGGGATTGCTTAATGACACAACACTGTCCGGTATCAACGGCCGGATGGACGACCAATTCTCTGGCGATAATCTTGCTAATTTCACTACTTACGTTTCTGAGCTGACGGCGGTGATCCAAAACGGCGCGGATCTATCCGAGGATGATCTGAGCAATCTGCAGACCATTGTGGACTTCCTGAACAACCTGACACTGACCGATACGGGCGAAAACATCCGCGCGGGCGTTGCCCAGGGCATGACGGAAGCCGGCTGGGACACGGACGCGGAAACCGTGGCGACGAGTCTGGAAGCAGCGCTCAATCTCGCGCTGGGCATCCAGTCACCCTCCACGCGCATGAATCCGGTGGGCGACAACGTATCCGCCGGTGTAGGCGTCGGGATGTCGAACTATGACTTCACGACGGACGCAAGCGGCATTGCTGCAAATCTGGAGAACGCCGTAACAACCGCGCTATCCGGTGCATTGAACACTTCCACGCTTCGTCCCATCGGCATCAATGCTATGACTGGGCTTGCCGCGGGCATCCGGGCTGGGCAGGCTGGTGTGGTATCCGCCATGCGTTCCGCCGCTCGTGCCGCTGTATCCGCCGCCAAGCGGGAGTTGAAAATCGCTTCGCCCTCCGGTGTGTTCCGTGACGAAATCGGACGCATGACCATGAAGGGCTTTGGGCAGGGTGTGCTACTGGAAAGCAAAGCCCAGGCAAAAACCATCCAGAACGCAGCCCGATTTCTGACCGACGAGGCCAAAAGTGGATCGGTCGCCTACACCACCAGTGATAACCGCAGGACGTACAATCAGCAAAGCAGTGTTAACCTGTCCGGTAACACCTTCTATGTCCGGGACGAGCAGGACATACGTTCGCTGGCGGTGGAAATTGCGGCACTGACCAAACGGCAGCAACGCGGAAAGGGGCTGAGGATGGCATGAATGATTGGTTTATTTGGAACGGCGTGAGCTGCGCGCAATACGGCATTTATGTATCCGAGCAGCCTCCGATCACGATCCCATCCGAACGGGCGACCCACACCAATGTGCCAGGTCGCCCGGGCAGTCTGACGACGCTGGAAGGCGAGGACGTTTATGACGATCTGGTGCTGACCGCCACCTGCTTCCTCTCCGACCCCTCACAGATTCCGTCCATCGCGGCGTGGCTCAAGGGCAGCGGCACCATCACCTTCGCTAACCGGCCGGGCGGCTTCTACTACGCACGGGTGGCGAATCAGATCAGTTTTGAGAAGATCCTGCGAGGCAATATGCACCGCGCCTTTGCCGTCAACTTCCGCAGCAAGCCCTTCTGGTATACGGAAAACGTAGAGCCAATCACACTCACGGAGTCTGGTACGTTCATTACCAATCCTGGAAGCGTCTATTCCGAACCGGTGATCACCGTATACGGTTCCGGGGATATTACGCTGATGGTCGGTACGACCGTAGTGGAACTGACGGGAATTGACGGAAGCATCACATTGGACACCCCGCTCATGGAA